TGAATTTGAGGAATCTCAGAAGACAGAATTGCAGAAGGCTAATGAGAGAGCCGAAAAGCTCCAAGCTGAACTTGATGCCAGGGCTAAAGCAGATGCTGTTAGAGAGATGAAACAGAAGGTATCAAACGAACTAGGTGTACCGGTTAATCTATTGACTGGAGACACAGAAGAGGCTTGCAGAACGCAGGCACAGAACATACAGCAATATGCTAAGAGTATTGGTTATCCATCTGTTCCAGATGGTGGAGAGACAAAGAGTATAGGAGTATCCAAAGAGGAAATCTTATCAATAAAAGACGAAACCAAGCGCTTGAAAGCTATTGCTGAACATATCGAATTATTTCAGTAGAAAAGGAGAAAAAAATTATGTCAAGCGTAGATTATAAGAAAGTTAACGCAATCGCACAGAATGTTAATTTTGTAACAAGATTTGAGAATGGTCTTCAGAACCTTCTCGCAGTTTTAGACAAGACATCAGTAACAAAGCTCCCTGCAGGCGCAGCATTCACAACATATCCTATCTCTGGAGAGCTTGATGGCGGAACAGTTAATCCAGGTGCACTTATTCCAGATAGTGGTATTAAGGCAGGCAACGGAGTAGTTGCAGAGATCACATACAAGAAGTACAGAAACCTTACACCTATCGAAGATATTCAGAAGAAGGGATATGAGGTTGCAGTTGGTGGATCTAACAAGGCTCTTTATGGCGTAATTCAGAAGAGTGTTAGAAAGTCAATTATTGATGGCATTGATGCTACAGGTATTGCTGCTCCAACAGCTCTTGCTCATGGCCTTCAGGGTGCACTTGCAACAGCTGCTTCAGAGATCTCAAAGAAGTTTGAGGATGAAATCGGAACTCCTGTATTCTTCGCTAATACAGATGATGTATTCACATATCTTGGCGGAGCTACAGTTCAGCTTCAGCAGGCATTTGGTATGTCATATATCGAGAACTTCCTTGGACTTGGTACTGTAATTCTTGATTCAAACATTGATGCTGGTTATGTAATCGGAACAGCTAAGGAGAACCTTGAGGTTATTGGTGCTTCTATTGAGGAAATTCCAGATATGGAACTTTACACAGATGAGAGCGGTATCCTTGCAGTTCATAACGGTGCAGCATATTCAAACGGTGCTGTTGAGACAGTTGTTTACACAGGTCTTTGTGTAAAGCCAGATTATCTTGACAGAGTATTCAAGGTTCAGATGACAAGCGCAGAAGGTTAATAAAGGGTGATTAGCTATGGCTTATGCAACAATAAGTGATATTGAAACTAGATATAGAACACTCTCGGAATCAGAGAAAACCATTGCAGAAGCTCTCCTGGATGATGCAGCGGTAATGATTGATAGAGTAGCCTCTGAGAGTGCAACAGCCGATCAAAAGAAAGTTGTATCTTGCAGAATGGTTATTAGAGCATTACCACAAGAAGGCATGGCCGGTATGACCGCTCCAATAGGAGCTACACAGGGCTCAATGACAGCTCTTGGTTATACAGAAAGCTGGACTATCAGCAATGGTGCTGCTAACGAGCTATATTTCAGCAAGGAAGATAAGAAGCTCCTTGGAGTTTCAAATCAGATAGGCTCTTATAGTCCTTTGGAGGGGTAATCCTATGTTTAGAACAGTGTCAGTTACATTAATCAACAAAGTACAAAGGATGGTTGATGGCCAGCCTGTATATGATGATACGGACCGACCAATTTATGACACTTCCGAGAAAACAGTTTCAGGTGTTCTTGTTGGGATGCCTGAATCTGAGGAAGTACTTACTGAGGTTAATATGTCCGGCAGAACCATAGCATATACTCTGGCTATTCCTAAAGGGGATTCAAACAACTGGGTTAATGCAGAAGTAATTCTGCCTCAGGAGTTTGGTGGTGGTTCTTATCGGACCATTGGATCTCCTTTGATGGGAATAGAATCAAACGTGCCTACACCTTGGCACAAGAAAGTTAGGTTGGAGCGTTATGAGTAGTAAAGTCAAAGTTGAATTAAATAAGAGCGGAATTGTCGAGCTTCTGAAATCAACCGAAGTTGCTACGGAAACAATGTCACATGTCAATGGCGCTTTAGCTCAGCTCGGTAGAGGCTATGCTGGAGAACTCAGAGAAAAATCTGATCGTAAGGTCGGAGTGATATATCCAGACGGAACAAGGCGAGTTGATGAGAATTATACGAATAAGTTGAAGAAGGCGGTGTTTAGCTCGTGAATATTGAGAAAAGAGTGAGAGCATATCTCAAATCAAAACTTAATATACCGGTGTACCTGGAAGAACCGAAAGAGAAAGTTACCAAGTATGCCATCGTTGAGAAGGTCGGAAGCTCTGTAGAAAACTATATCTATGGCGCAATGATTAATGTGACCTGCTATGACTCAACATTGAGCCTTACCGCAGACTTAAACGATGAAATTGTCGAGTATATGGAGCGGATGCCTGATGAGGACCTCAAGATTTATGACTGCTTTTTGAACTCAGAATATAACGCAACCGAAACAAGTACACATAGATATAGGTATGAGAGCTTATTCGACATGACCTATGAACGATAAATAAGAAGGAGAAAGAAAATGGCTAACGTAAAAACTAATGTATCAGTGGTTAAGCCTAAGGTTGGCGGAGCTATATGGGTAGCTGTAGCAGGAGACTCTACAACACTTCCAACAAGCGTAGATGCAGACCTTGATGAAGACTTCAAGTGCTTAGGATACATTTCAGAAGATGGTGTAACAATTACTCCTGCAGGAGCTGGAGATTATATCAAGGACTGGGGCGGAGATAATCTTCTTCCAAACGGTGAGTCTCTTGATCAGATCAAGTTTAAGCTTCTTGAGGTCCTTAATATTGATGTTCTGAAGTTTGTATTCGGAGCTTCTAATGTAACAGGATCTTCACTTGCTACAGGTGTTAGCGTATCACACAGTGATACTCCTAGAGACAATTATTCAATAGTTATTGACACAGTTCTTACAGGAACTTATGCAAGATTCGTAATTCCTAATGGTTCTATCAATACTATCGGAGATATTGTTCTCAAGAAGAATGAGGCTATGGGATATGACCTTACACTTGATGCTGTCAGAAATGAGAGCGGAGTTGGATATATTGACTACTACAAGACAATTCCTGCAACTCCTGCAACAGAAGGCTAATAACAAAGGAGAGAAAAAATGAGTAATTCTAACAAGGTAAAAGTTAAAACTAGCTCCGGATTCGAGTGCGAGATAGACACAAGAATGGTTAAGGACTGGAGATTTGTCAAAGCTATTCAGAAGACAACCTCTGATGATCCTCAGACACAGATGGCAGGTAGCTATGATGTTATCCATCTGATTCTAGGTGACAAGAACGAGGATGCTCTTGTAAAGCATATTGAGTCATTAAATGATGGCTACTGTCCTGTAGAGGCTATTGATAATGAAGTCAAAGAAATGCTTGAGTCTATCAAGGTCGAGGATTCCGAAGCAAAAAAATAATGTCCTTGGGTTATATCTTATACCATTATGAAGATGAGGTAATCTGCGACTTGCTGGAAGTATATCACATACTCGATTACAAGTCGCTACCTGCCTCACTTGTGGCGACTCTTGTCTTAGGATTGAGAAGTAACTCAAGGGTTATGTTGGCAATAGCAGATAAAAGGTTGAGCTTAGATCAGATGGCTCTGCTCGGAATCTGGGATTGCCTTAAATGGATTCAATGGTCAAAAACGAAGAAAGCAAGTGAAGGCTTAGATCCTCCTACGCCTTTGTTAAGCCTATTTATTGATTCGGAAGAGAAGTCCGAAACAGTAGGCTTTGAGAGTGGCGAGGCCTTTATGGAAGCCTGGGCGAAAAGGAAATAACTATGGCTAAAAGTTCTATTGCACAAGCATATATACAGATAATCCCAACTACAACAGGAATACAGAATACTCTAACAAAAGAGTTGACCGGTGCTGGCTCCACAGCTGGAACATCAGCAGGGGCTAGATTTGGTTCGGCTTTTGCTTCAGGACTCAAGACAGTTGCAAAGGTAGGAGCTGCGGCAACGGTAGCAGCGACAGCAGCAGTGTCTGCTCTTACAACAGCAGCGGTCAAGGGTTTTGCGGAATATGAACAGCTTGCCGGCGGTGCTGAGAAGATATTCGATGAAATGGATATTAGTGGCATTGAAAAGGATGCAGTCAACGCTTTTGAGACTATGGGTATTTCTGCTAATCAGTACTTAGAGGCGATAAATAGTGTCGGAGCATCGTTCTCAGCAACTATGGGAGACGAGAAGGGCTATAACACAGCTAAGGCTGGTCTCCAGGCAATATCAGATTACGCTTCAGGAACCGGCAAGGATATAGATGTACTGAACGAAAAGTATCAGATGATAACAAGGTCAACATCAAGTTATCAGAGTATCGCTGATCAGTTCTCCGGTGTCCTTCCTGCGACAAGTGCTGCATTCCTGGAAGCTGCACAGAATGCTGGATACTTAGATTCGGCTTATACTTCTCTGACACAGGTCCCTATAGACGAATATCAGAGCGCAGTAACATCAATGCTCCAAGAGGGTGTTGATGCTCTTGGTCTTACCGGTAATACCGCAGCAGAGGCAGAAGGAACTATTAGTGGCTCAATGACAGCCCTCAGTGCTGCTTGGGCTAATCTTGTCACAGGCTTTGCTAATAAAGATGCAGACCTGGAAGAGTTAATCAATAACGTAGTTGAATACGCTGGTTATGCGGTTAAAAATATCGCCCCGGTTGTTTCGACTGCTCTGAATGGTATCGGAACTCTAATTACAGAGGTAGCTCCAATAATTGCTGATGAGCTTCCAGGACTAATCGAGGATCTGTTACCAAATCTTCTGACCTCAGTAAGTACTCTTTTGGGTGGACTTGTGTCTGCGCTGCCTTCACTGTTTACTGTTGTCGCTAATGAGATTCCGAACCTAATCAATTCGTTGGTAACTATTATCAGTTCAAACGCTAGTTCAATAGTCAAAAGCGGAATGCAAATGATAGTTGCTCTTGCAGAAGGTATCGGAAATAACATAGACGAAATAATTGTTACAGTGACAGAAGTAGTATTACAGATAGTTGAAACACTGGTAGATAATGTCGATACACTTATTCCTGCTGCATTAACACTTCTCTTAGGTATTGTTGATGGAATTATAGAGGCTATTCCAATTATTATTGAGGCTCTTCCGGACCTCATTGAAGCTATAGTTGAAGCAATAACAGAGGCATGGCCTCAGATCATGGAAGCCGGAATTGAACTGCTGAATGGTTTAGTTGAAGCTATTCCAGAGATAATAACTGCTCTGGTTGATGCACTTCCGAAGATAATCAATTCAATAGTTGAATTCTTTAGCGGAGATGGTTTCACAACATTTATGCAGAGTACCATAGACTTCTTTCTGGCACTTGTTGAGGCGATACCACAGATAATTGATGCCCTTGTAGTTGCTATTCCAGCTATCGTTGATGCTATTGTTGACTTCCTAACAAACGGAGGCTTAACAACCATCCTAGA